GGGCAAGAGGGCTGGGTAATGGCCACTCCTGCAGGTATGGCCAAGGCTGTAAATCGTCTGGCCGGCGGATTTACCGCGGCCAATCGCCAAAGAAACAATCCAGAACTAGCCGCAAACTCCTGATTTTTGCCAAAAGGTATAAATAAAAGTAGGCCCACAGTGGCCATATACTAAGGAGATTTAAAAATGGCTTATATTACTATTGTTTCGGGCGATGCCCAACCAGTATTTGCAACAGACGTATTGAATGGACCAGTTGCACCTTCAGCAGCTACAGCAGGACAACCTGTTAACTTTGCTGGACCAAAATTGGATTTTTTCCGTGCAGTTGCCAACACCACAGTTGTAGGACAACAAGGTGTAAACGAATACGTGTCTAACGTTATTCAAGCAATCCAGCAAACAAGCACAGTTGCTATGTATCAAATTGATGGCACAGTATTAAGTTTTGGTGTTTTCCCAACAGGTGCATTTGCTAACGCCGCAACATTCTTGGCTGCTGCAAACATCACAGCTACTGGTTTCCAATTAGACTCAGCTACAAACGCTGGTTTCAAATTGTCAACCTAATCAACATAGTTGATTGAATAAAAACCCACTTCGGTGGGTTTTTTGTTGACTTTAATAAGGGTCTTGCAACAACGACTTAAATACTTTATCATGATGGTCAGCAAAATTACAGAATTAACCGTGTTTGAAAGTCCCGACGGTGGCCGTACAATCTATGCCCGAAAATCCGGAAGTCTTAAGAGAGAATTGCACTATCAAGATCCCAAGCTACAGCAGGAACTCAAAGAGTTAGAAAGTCAAAAACGCTGGGTAGACATATTTCAGTCCAGAAGCAACAACGCCGAACTTGATCACCTGTGCCAACAGGTAGAAATCTTGTACGAACTCAGCAGGCAACCAGAATGAAATTTGCCTGCCAAACTCTGTTTGACATAACAGCCACGGGTGTAACTGGTCACTGCAAAACAACACGCATGCCTTTTCAAGATCATGCTGGACAAGTGATACAAGACACCGCATCTTGGAATCGCAGTCGTAATCAACAACGCAACTGGGAAACACTTACACAAATCCTAAGTCTCCGCACACAGCTATTTGAAATCACACAGCCTATATCGGATCAAACCGGTACACGATGGATGTTTGAATTTGAAACCGAATCCGATGGTGTATATGGCCCTGACGATGATCCGGTATCGGTACTACGGTCTGATGCCGCTGGGGTTCCCATGTTGCGTGAACTCAATAACGACCCAGATATTGACACAGTGTTGATCACTGAAGGTCCCAGACAGAATATTTGGTTTGCGCCTATTTCCATAAATAATTGATAGGATCTGCGCCCAGGAGCCAATCCGCTAAAATAGAGAAAACATTATGGTTGAAGCCACTGATATTGAAAAGAAAAGCCTAGAAGCTCATGTGGAATTGTGTGCTGAACGCTACAATGCGTTGGAAGACAAAATGAATGCCATGAGTGAGAATATTGCACATCTTTGTGTCATGGTGCAAGATGTCAAGGCCAGTGTCAGCAAAATGGGTGAAAAAAATAACGATAGATTGATCACTTGGGGCATTGGCATCATTGGATTTTTGGCAGGTTCGGTAATTTATCTTATAGCTCACTACGTTCTTAAATGAAACCAGATCAAGAATTTGAACGTATTTTTCGCCAAGAATATAAAGATATTACTGCTAATTTAATTTGGCAAAACAATTCCGGTGAGTATGAAGCATTTGGACGATATCGTATTGTTCCCATGCGTCCTGGATATCAAGTATTTTGTTCAGCCACAGAAGTGGGCATTTTCAACAGCACCAGATCAGCACTTAGTTGGTGCATAGCCGACAAAAACAGTGCCTATAACACAGCCCGCGAACTACTAACTGTGGACAACAAATTAGCCGCATTGACACATGACATTGAGGTCAGAGCCGCAGTTGGAGACCGTAGCAAAAACCCTGTCCTGCGTGAAACTATCTTGACCAAGTTAGAAAGCAAGATTATACACAAAAAACAATTGGAAAATCAGTTGTCTAAATGTGTAAACTGGGCTAAATATATTCAACAACGAGGATTTGAAGATGAAACTGCAAGAACTGGCCGTAGCCAACCCAACAAAACAGGCCGCTAAGGTCTTTGAAAGCTATTTTGGAACCAGTATCAAATTTGATACTATTTCTCGCCGCCAAGCACAGGGCTTATTGAATCGTGTGCGCTCATTGATCAGCGAACACCGTCGCACTCCGGCATTTCATCAGAGTGAAAAAAATCCTGCTTACCTTAAATTGATAATGTTGGAGCAGGCCTTGTCTGCCACTGCTGTTGCTCCGCAGGTTGATCCTCAACAGCAGGCCGGCATGATGGCCGCTCAAATCCAACAGAAGAAACGTCAAATTCAAGACACTATCAAAATGAAACAAAAAGAAATTCAAGACCTACAAAAGGAAATGAACAATCCTACAATGGAAAGTCGTCTACGTCGGCGCCTGAAAGAAAGTGAAGTTCAACAGGCTCAAGTTGTGTTGGCCAGCCAAGACATGGTTGACCAAGTACAGGGCATGAGCGAAGACATCAGTGCCATGCAGTTCAAAGACCTGCCAGCTTTGGTGGACAACATCAAGAACGAAGTTGGAGTGGACCAGGCCATGCAGTTCAACACAGATGCCACAGCAGCCTTGAGTGGACTGTTGCAAAATCTTCAAACAGCCAAGACACAACTAGAAGCAGCCTTGGGAGTAGTCACTGGACAAGCTCCACAAGTGCCAGGCCAAGAACTTGCACCGCCCGTGCCAGGCCAAGAAGAAATTGATATTGATGCTGAAGTTCCAACTGTAGACGGTGAAGAAGATATTGATGCTGAAATGGACGCCAACATTGAACCAGCCGGACTAGGACGTGAACGTAGATAATGTTAATCCGCGAAGTTGCAGATCCTAACACACAACGACTGGCTGCATTAAGCCAGTTTTTGCTTGGCCGCAGTGAAGATGAAAGTGCCAAAAAACAAATCAGTCAAGTTGCATTTATACAAGCTGCCAAAAGTTTAGGCGTGAATGTTACCGCAGACAACTTGGGTGACTTGATCAGCCAAGAGCCACTGAGCAACATTCTGGCGCCACTTGAACCAAATTCTAAAGTTATCAACTTTAAAAGCGACACCGAATCTCAAACCGGAATGAGTGTGGATCAAGCCAGAGCAGTGGTAGACTCCAATGCCAAGGCCGCAATGAAGCGCCGCTCTTAATCAAAACTGTTGTAAATAGTCAAGCAGTGTGTTATAATATACAAAGGAGTGTACAATGGCCTATTCTGAAAAAGTAATTGATCATTATGAAAATCCACGCAATGTGGGAAAAATGGAAATAGACGACACCATAGGTACCGGCATGGTAGGAGCACCGGCCTGTGGTGACGTAATGAAACTGCAGATCAAAGTAGAGGATGGAATAATTGTAGATGCAAAATTCAAAACTTACGGTTGCGGATCGGCTATTGCGAGTTCGTCTCTCGTTACCGAGTGGGTCAAGGGTAAAACGCTGGAGCAAGCAGGCTCGATTAAGAACTCTGAGATTGCAGAAGAACTTGCCTTACCGCCTGTCAAGATTCACTGTAGCATCCTTGCTGAGGACGCGATCAAGGCCGCAGTAGCAGATTACAGAAGCAAACACTAATGATTTCTGCAACCCCTAGAGCCGCTAGCAAAATAATTAGCAACCTGAGTCGCCGTGGATCTGGAATCGGTATTCGTTTAGGCACAACCACCACCGGTTGCTCTGGGTTTGCTTATGTGTTAGAATATGTAGACACACCATTAAAAACAGATATCATACATGACTCAGATGGATTTAAAATTTTTGTAGATCCAAAAGATCAAGTAATTTTAAATGGGCTCGTAATAGATTATGTCCGCGAAGGACTCAATGAAGGATTTCGATTTGATAATCCTCAAGAAAAAGACCGCTGTGGATGCGGGGAAAGTTTTAGGATTTAATGTATAACCCAAAGTTTGATTATCATGAATTAAGTCGTACCACAGAAGAAGGCAAACGCTTGTATTCTACTCCAGATGGTAGCCGAGTTCCTAGTGTCACCACTATCCTAGACAAAACAAAACCAGCAGAAAGTCGAGCCGCACTAGAACAATGGCGCAAGAATGTAGGACATGCCAAAGCACAACAAATTACAACAGAAGCTGCCAATCGTGGAACTAGAATGCATACCTATCTGGAACACTATGTAAAAAATAGTGAGTTAAAAGATCGCGGAACAAATCCGTTTGGCTGGGCCAGCCATGCCATGGCGCAGACTGTGATTGAAGACGGACTAGTAAATGTTGATGAATTTTGGGGTGTAGAAATTCCGCTATATTTTCCCAAGCTGTATGCTGGAACCACAGACTGTGTAGGCATTCATCAACAAGAAGAAAGTATCCTGGACTTTAAACAGACTAACAAGCCTAAAAAACAAGAATGGATCGAAGACTATTATCTACAGCTCACAGCCTATGCTCTGGCACACAATGAAGTGTATGGTACCAACATACGCAAAGGGGTGGTACTAATGTGTGTAAAACCACCAGTGGATGACATGGGCAACCCATTAGCCCGTCCTGTTTATCAAGAATTTATCTTAAAACCTGAAGATTTTGACCACTGGTCTGATGCTTGGTGGCGCAGATTAGAGCAGTACTACCTACTGGCCTAAACAGCTAAATACTGAATAGAATTCAAGGAAGACTAAAGTGGCCATTGTACAAATATCACAGATCACAAACCGTAAAGGTTTAGACATAAATCTGCCACAGTTGGCAGGTGCCGAGCTGGGCTGGAGTACTGATACACGTCAGTTGTACATTGGCAACGGTACCTTGGAAGAAGGTGCCCCGGTAATTGGCAACACTGAAATTCTGACAGAATTTAGTGACATATTAAATTTTACCAACACCTACACCTACAAAGGCGAAGCAGCCGGTTACACTGTGCAAACTGGTGTTACAGCAGGTACTCCGGTTACCCTAAGCCTACAACAATGGCTAGATCAATTTGCTAGTGTGTTGGACTTTGGTGCGGTAGGCGATGGCACCACAGATGACACTGCAGCTATCAATCGTGCTCTATATCAACTCTATTGCAGAGAAGTAAATCCACAAATACGTCGCAGTTTGTTTTTCCCAGCTGGCGTATATCGTGTGACCAGTGCTATTAAAATTCCTCCTTATGCCACATTAGTGGGTGAAGGCAGTGATAATTCTCTTATTGTCATGGACGACGGTGTAGATGATTATGTGGCTCGAACCGCAGATAGCTTACAAAACGTAGGCGTAAACATTGGTGATGCTGGCGCAATTACACCTCAATATATCACCATTACCAACATGGGATTCTCTCATTCGGACTCCACAGGAAGTGTGTTTTTAGTTCAGGACGCTACCAATTGCAATTTTAACAAGGTTGGATTCCGTGGTACTTCCACCACTGCTGACCTAGACAGTGATGCCAACGGATCAATCGGTGTAAGTTTTGCTAGTACAGCCAGTCTGGTCTGTGAACAGATTGTGTTTGATGGCTGTGTGTTCAGTGGTCTAGTCTGGGCCGTTAACACCAATGAAGAAACCAAGGCTGTGACAGTATGTAACAGCCAATTTGATACTTTATACAGAGGAGTTGTGTTGGGATCAGCAGCTACAACAAATGGCGGCCCCACTGGCACACGACTGGTTGCCAACATGTTTGATAATATCTATGCAGAGGGTATTATATTTGGATCCAACTTAGATCCTAGTTTGAATGCCACTGGTCATAATATTTTCTATGACGTAGGAAATCACTTCACTGGTGCCACCGGCACACCTGCTACTAGTATTATTGTTTTTCTGTGTGATGGAAATATCAGCATAGCTGACATGTTTGCCAGAGGTGCTGCCTATGCCACGACGTGGCCGCAAATAAATCTAGGCGCTACTCGTTCGATTAGTACTACCAATGGTGGTCGAATAGCCCTAGGGTCGTTTATAAGAGAAAGTGGAACCAGTACAACACTGACTG